CAGCTTCCCGTCACCAAATGGTGTGCTGCCACAGTTCGTCGTTGGGGCTCCTTCAATCCTTACCGCGATTGCCCCTGTCACACGGTGAGGGTGTTGTCTTGTCTGGTCCCAGATGGTTGGTGCATTTAGATGATATTGCTTTCCAACTTCAGGTCCCAGTGGAGCTCATGCCTGTCCATGCAGGAGAGATAATCAGCATACCTCTCGGGGCCGATCATTCTCCTCACTTTCTCCACTGATCCCCAGATGTTCTTTGCCCATTCCGCCCGTTCTCGGCGTCCCACCAGGGAAGAGCACAGCCCATCCTGGGACTTAGGGAGGTACGGGATGTCCCTCCATTCTCTCACTTTCCCTTTGTCCCCCATGAAGGGGTTGTCAAGAATCCAGACCCGGTTCCACACTTCCAGCATGTCCTCTGTGGTCATCCACGCTCCACTCGCGTGGATGCTCCATGTGGTTCGTCCCTGCGGGACCCAATCAATGGGCACAGCTGAGCAGATTGCCAGGCCGAGCGTCCTCAGGTCCCTCCTGTGGAAGTAGCTCAGCAGCCACATCTGTCCATAGGCCTTTGAGAGACATGCTGTTTCCCTAACGCTCCAGCCACACCCAGGTGACACTCTTGCCCGCCCCACCAACTCATCTTGGTCTCTGCATGGGACGATTATGACCCTGCCATCCTTCATCGTCAACTCATGGAAATGGTGGGAACAAAAGGGGACCTCCTCCCAGCTGGAGTAACCTTCTGAGGGCTCCCACTCTCCAATGTCCTTTCTCACCTTGGCCATGTCATTTAGGAAGTAGAGGGCCTTCCCGAAGCGGTCGTCAATTGGTCTCACAACGCAATCATCCCCACTGACCAGCATGCGGGTCAGGCGCTCCTCTCCATGCTCTTTCAGCCAGGCTTCCACACGTAGGAGTCGCGGGTCCTGTGAGTCAGATGGCCCGATCACGCCCTCTCCCTCCATCATGCGGATAAGCTGCACCTTGATGTTCGTGAGGGTGTTTAGAGCGTAGGTCACCACCTGGCCTGAACCACGTTGGTCTCTTCTGGTTATGATGTCCATGACGCAGCCTCCCGAGCTGGAGGGGCGCGCCACTTTGACCACTTTGGCATGGTAAGCTTTTTCCAAGATTGTCTTTGCGAGGGTTCGGTGTTCGCCTTCCAGATAACGCAGAATTTGCTCCTCATCCTCAAGGTCTGCATTGGTGATTCTTGTGTCCCAGCCGGCGGTGTCGTCGGCATAGAAAAGCCCTCCTTCGAGTTCGGACAGCTTCTTCAAATGCCATCCCAGGTAGTTAAGACTGGTCCCCTCAACCCCCGCTCCACTGAGGTCCCTGGAAGCCCAGTGGTCTTCATTGAGGAAACCCAGTGCCTCAAATTCCAGATACCGGCTCCCCAACCACATGTACCAGATGGCACGGCTCCCCTTGGCGACACCGAACTCACCGAGTTTCTTCTCTCTCTTACCCATCATGTTGTACACACACTGGGCACACCGTCCTCCAAGATGTCTCTCTCTTTCCTCATCAACGAGCCTCCAAAACTCGGGGTCCTCCACTGCTTCTCGGGCGTTTGGCCAGCGATTTTGTTCATCTGACCAGGCTCCGAGCGCAGCGTTTGAGCGCACCTTTGCGATGAATTCCTCTCGCGTGCACAGTCGTGGTGTTTTCTTTCCCGCAAGTCTTTCAAAGATCCAGTCGTTAACGGCCCTCATGATGATCTTGGTTCCCACCTGCGGCTCCTGCGCTTTGGTGTCCACCTTTTCCTTAAAAACCCTCTGCTGGCCAAAGGCCGTTGTGTCCGTCATTGCCATGCGCACCACATCCTCCCTAGCATTCCAGGGCCAACTGAGGAGTTTCACCACTCCGTTGATCAGAGAGGCAGCCGAACCTGTGGCCTCTGTCTTGTAGCTTCCCCAATATTGCCATGTTCTGTATGGATGTTCTTTGTCCACATGCCAAGAATCACCATATTGGGTCTTGAGGGCAGCTATTCTTTCGGCCACATCAGCTTCCCTGACCTTGTCTTCTGCCAGTACCACACAGCGTGTGCCAGTTCCCAGATCCACCTCGGGGACCTTGGTGGGTCCCCGCTGATCCCCAAATCTGGCCAACAACTTCCTGGACTGAGTGTTCACTGAGTTGATAATGTTACCACTGATCGCAGTGGAGAAGTACATCTCATGCGTGGAATTGCGGGAGAAAGGGACGCGGACCAACCCCCCGCCCCATTGAAGCTGGAATCTGTGGAGAGCCTCAAGCACCTCTGGTCTGTACGGAGCCAAAACCTTGAACACGCAGGACGCGTCAGGGTTGCGGAGTTTCCATTTCTCCATGAGGAGGATGACACGGCGGCTCCTCTCTCCTTCCGCCAGGGGATCCGGACTACTCTCACCAATGTCACAAAGGATGGTGTCAGCCCTGTGTGCCTCTAGGGAGTACACATCCATTCCGGTCCTAAACTTGATGAGGTTCCATCCGAGGCTTGTGATCAGTCTTGGGACCTCATGGCCTTTCCCTCCTATCGTGTAGGCCTTCACTCCCATGACAGCTGGCCTGGAAGCAGCGTAGTATGACCACCCGCCTCTGCCACAGCCGAGATCAACAACCTCACCTTTCAAGGTCGCATAGCCCCGTTCTTCTAGCCATGCCAGCTTAGCCGTCCCTCGAGAGACAGCCAGTCCCATGTTTGTCTCACCTCTCTTCAGAAGCTCTCGAGCCTTGTCACGTTCCGTCTCCATGACTCCACTTCGCCGGTACTGAAAAAACTCCTCCCTAGAGCAACCATTCAGCCGCCTCTTCCAGATGTCCCCAAGAGTCTCTCCCTCGGCACCTCCTCTGCGTGTTCCAGTTGTCCTAAGCCACAGTCGGTGTCCCATGGGCAACAGGCCCCAGAAGCTCCCCCGCACGAGCCCCGCCATACCACACGCCATTGGCATTGTCCAGAGTGTCTCAGTCTCGGGATGGACCAGCTGACCCAGCGCTGCTAGGCCAACAGCCCCAGCCTCGGTCATTGAGGCCGCGGTTCGGTTGAGGACCACTGAACCCATGCACAAGGCAATGGCCAGGATTAAACTCATCCTTCTCTCGTATAGCGCTGGCTTTGTCTCTCCATCGGGGAAGGGATTGATGACGTCTCCATCCACCATTGGGTTTTTAACCATTGCCGAGAAGAATACCCTGTGCGCCCTCTGCGTCAGCTCTGCTTCCAATCCCGAGGCGACGATGGCCAAGTGGAAAGCAGCCAAAGCCACCCCCAAGCCCAAGGACATGGGAGTGGCACCCACGAGTGACGTGACGCCCAAGGCAATCACATGGCCGGCCACCCCGAAGAATGGTGTCCCACCCCCAAGATCTCTCATAGCCTGAGCACCACTTGCCACTGAACTGTTCACCAGTTGTTGTATTTTTGTCTGAAGCTGGTGCAGCATGTAGGGAGTGAACAGAGAGACGATCAGCACATACGCCCCCCAAGATCGTGCTGGTTGGATGTCCACATTTGTCCACTCCTCCCAGGCTGGATGCCTCTGCTCTCCGCGCCACACCAGCCCTGCAAGGTCAGCCTTTGTCTTGTCCAACATGCCCATTTCGTTGGCCGTCACGAGTCCAGCCAAACTAAAAAGCCCCAGGAGGAAGTATGCCAGTCTGTTGTCATCGCTACTTCGCTGTTTTCCCGGCTCTGGCTGCAGCACAGTGAGGAGGGTGTAAAATATCAGGGCTATCCCTGCCATGTGTCCATAGTCCACTCCACCAATCCACAGCAGAAAGAGGGCAGCAAAGAGCACAACCGTGCCCAGGAACATGCGGCTGACCGAAGTTCTTGCCACAAAGCACCAGAGTATGCCAAGAGTGGCCACTCCTAAAACAGCAACCTCAACAATAGTCAGAAATGCCTCTGGTGCATCTCTCTCAGCCATGCGCATTGCCCTGCTGCCCGGATTCTCATTGAGAAGGGTGTAAACTACGTCAAGCGCGCTGGCGCACCTGTGCCTCAAGAGACCGGGGACCCCCGCCAGACCACCCAAAACATCACCAACACTGCGACGCCCGGAGGCGTACAGTATGAAGTCTTTGACGTCCCGTCCCTCACGGAACATTCTGCAGTCCTTCCACACCGGCTGCAAGACACGTTCTGAGCCGCCAGGCGTTTTAAACCGCACCAGATCTCCGTCGGCCCCGTCAATGGCATTTTCCTCCGGCCCCTGCCAGGTCCAGCTCCGATCCAACACATTGCTGGTGTTGGTGGCGACATGCCACGCCAGCCAGGGAGTGAAGTCACATTGAGTCATCAAGTGCCGGAAGTGTTTCCTTTTCTCCTCATTCAGCCTGTAGTGGCCAGCCACTTCTGGCATCTTCACCTGCTCGGGTCCATAAAAAGTTGCGACCGGACCCCTCAGTGTGGTGATATTGTCCAGGAGTATCTGCGCCTCCTTCCATTGAACGAGGCTGGTGTCGTCATCATCACACTGTCCAGAGTATATGTACTCATCAGTGCGTCCAGATGTCCTTCCCACCCTGCCCCGGCGCTGAGCCGCCGATGCTGTCGTGACCTTCCTGGTTCCAGTCAACTCTACCTTTCCATCCACCTCCTCTGGCTTTATGTTTGTTCTACCATCAATAACTCGGCTGACATCCAGGTTGGCACCCATCTCAGAGATATCTGTTGTCACCACAAAATCTGGCTTCTCTTCCCTGACCCTCAGGTAATCCTTCTCAAAGGTTTTACTGTTGAGACAGATCACACTTTTGCCTCTCTGGCGCAGGGTTCTTGCAACCGCCCCACCTTTTGATATGGATGGAACGAACCATGCTGTTCGACCCTCATACTCTGTTATCCAGTCAAAGCCCACTCTCCACTCTCCGTCCGGAATGGCCCTTTCCTCACTCATAATGGCTCCATTGGACTCCGGGAAAGGATCTCCCCGGCCGGGTGGAGTTGCTGTCATGAGCACCAAGGCGCACCTGTTCTCTTTGGCGAGCGAATAAAGATGCCCTCTTGCCGCGATACTGTGCGGATCAGTCCAATGGGCCTCATCCATTATGGCGACTTCCCAATTTTGTCTCCCTTGGGGCAGCAGCCTTCTGTGGACGTACGTGGCATGGCACATGACGTCAACAATGGCCCCCGCTGTGGTCTGCCCTTCCACCGCGGGTGAGTGGAATCGGACCTTCTTGCCAGCAAGCGCTCTCTCCATCTCCTTCAGGACCACCCGGGTGGGGGCAAGAACTAGAGTCCTCATCCCTCGGTCTGCACACTGCCTCACAAGCTCCGGGAGGACTCGATGTGTCTTCCCTGACCCCGGATGCATGTCCAGCACCGTGATTTGACCTTTTGACATCCAGCCTGTTCCTTGCACACTCAACGGGATTTCCGGTCTGCTTTTCTCGGCTTCTCCTTGTGCTATGCTGCTGACGTAGGCTTCATTGGTCTTCAGGCCGTTCCCATAAAGACCCACCACCTCTCCCTGGGCGTTAATGATAGGACTTCCCGAGGTGCCTTTGCTCAGGTCAATAGGGACTGCTCCAAGTTTCCTGCCATTCTCCAGGATGAGTTCACCCGGCTGGCACTGGTGTGTCTCTTGGGGTCTCCCTGGTGGAAACGCGTGCACCTGAACGGTCTCACCCCTCCACCGGCTCTCAAGACTCCATGCTCCACCATAGCACACAACGTCTTCCCTGACGTCAGCCCAATAGGGTCCAGAGATTGCCTCATCCACAACCAGGGCTGCCCCCCTAGTGACGTGCCACATGGTGTGCAGAACTCCCTTGGCTCCATACCCCACTCCAATTTGGCGGTGTCCCCAAAGCAAGCCAGGGCTGTAGATGCGATAGGCTCCATCCTTGATCTCAAAGGGCCGATTCCTTTCGGTCCGGGTCTCCTGTCCAGAGAAGACAAGTTCAGACCTTCGCCCCGAGCCCAGCATCTCAAAAAGTGTCCACACAGCCAATACTATTAGAATGCCTGCCCAGTGGAAGGCTGAAGCCACCAACCCTGCAAGAAGCCATAACGCCATCGCACGTTCTTCCTTCTCCACCTCAGTGAGATGGAGATTCCCCATGGCGTCCTGCCTCACTTTCAGATTAACCTCTCCTCCCTCGTTCACTAGGTCTGGGTTCCATTCCACTTCACCGCACCACTCTGCGGTGAGCTGCATCTTCCGTGTTCCCAGTACCATCATGAGGAGGAGAAAGGCCCCAGCTACAAGAGCGCACAGTGCTTCCTGGGATGTGTGTCTCACCATCCCACTTGCCACAGTGAGCATGACTCCCACCACCGTCAGTGGTTCACTGAAAGACCGTCTGTTCCTTCGCTCGGCAAGCTTTCGAAACGCCAGCAATCTAAGACCCACTCCCTCGCCTCCAAGGAGGCCTGCAAGTGGTGTGGCCCAGGAAAGTCCCTTCTGGTCCCGTTGACCCTTGATCATGCTCCAGACCGCCATTGCCGTGGCAGCTGATAGAAAAATGGTCAAGCCTGTGTGGATTATTACCATGTCCTTTTGGGTCATCATAGCTGCCAGGAGATAGCCCACTCGAGTTCTACCCTCCTGACCACACGCCTGGAGAATCAGTGCTCCCATTGCCAAGGAGTCGGCCCACTTCCAGATGTTACTCAGTGAGGCCTCCGGAAACCCAAGTTCCAGCACGAGGAGCAAGAAATAGGTTGCCACAGCCTCTCTAGTTGTGTAGGCCCTTTTGACTGCAAAAGCCACCAGGAGGCCAGTCCTCATGTCAAACACTGCCTGTAGCAGAACTAGTGCCACAATCTCTGGTCCGAGCTCCATGCTCATCAAGATGCCGACGGCCACCACATAGCGGCATAGGCCCTCAATGGTGACTAGCCCAGTCACAACAAGGCCAAGGACAACCATCCCACACCACACCACTGAGGTGCCAGTTGTTGGGCGTCTCCTGATGACCAGCTCCAGGACCACGAACACAGCCACAATGCCAGGGACTCCACCTTCACTTAGCATGGCTCCGTTGTCAGCCAGCACCATCGACCTCACCAGACCACCCTGTTGGTGGACTGGTCTAATTTCCATGGCATACCAGCAATCAGTCCCACTACGGAATGTGACTGGGGGCAGCTCACATGTGCGGCAACACCATTCTGGTATGGCCTTCCCGCTTTCCGTCGTGCTACGCAGCGACGCCCCCCTTTTGTCACAACTCTGGTCAATCTTAACCGCAGTCCCAGGGCAGGGTTCCCTTACCACCCGTAGGGGCGTTTGGCTCCATGGCCCCTTAACCTGTTCTGCGTACCCAGGAATGTGATTGTAGTGCGACCGTGGTCCAGCCAGGCCTGCTGGAAGGAAGAGTTTTGAGTCCACGACACCGGCGTTGTCCAAGGTGTGGCTGGCTGGCCATGTGCAGTTCCGTAGGTCGGTCACTATCAACTCAGATATGAACACTCCCGTTGCATTCCTGTGCGACCTCATCCAAAGACTTTGGTCGGTGTGGACGGCATGACCGCTTTTGACTGCAGCCCCCATGACTCCGGTATCACAGTCTGAGGAGGCAGTCTCACGTAGGTCCAAGAAGACCTTGGTCCTCATTCCCATCCCAAACTCTGCCACTGTGAAGACTCCTGTTCGGCGTTTGTCAAGAGGACACTCTCCAGCCCCCTCAACCCCAACCATAAAACGCCGTGGCGCTTCTGGGACACTCCACACAAAGGATTGGCTCCATCCCTTCCATGACGTCTTCATTTCCTTGCCTGAACGCCTTAGGGTTCCCACTTTGCCTCCCCTGTAGTCACTGGGATCTCTTTTGTCCACAACCACCGTTAGATTAGCATCACTCTCTGCGAGGGCCAAGTTGAGCACAGCCTCCACACGCCTCCACATGGCCATCTCAAGCCGGTTCTGGGGCACAATACCACAAATTCCTTCCTCATATGCTTCTTTTAGAGATGCCGCAAGGACAGAGGGCGATTCTGGGTGGAATGCGTAACCATCATACCAGTCGGTGACCTCTCTCCACACAACAAGGCCCTCACCACATCGTAGCTCCATCCTGTTAGCATCAATTGCACAGCCCATATCAGCACCAACCCCCAGTGTCATTGTCAACACAAGTCCACCAGTAATCAAAAAGCCGACTGAAAGGGTGGGGTTCCGTGAGTTGAGCCCCAGCCAAGCCAGAGCTACCCCCAGCAGAATGCGTGGGAGGAATCCCACCCCTCCAAAAATGGTATTAAATGCTGCGCCAAAAGCCGTGTGTAGAGCCTTCCCCACTGATGATAGCATGCCGCCTACCGAACCGAAGTCCCAGGCGTGCTCTCCCACAACTGTGAGTCTCTCTATGCCCCTCCTGGTCTTTTCCAGAACACGGCCAATTGTGCTGCCCTTCTGAAACCACTGGTGGCTCAGCTCACCAACATAGATGATGTTGTCTCCTGGTGGTAGCTGTAGCTCAACGAACCCTCCTCCAGTTGTTTCCATGGATGGGTTTGGGGTTATTAGACTTGCCACGTTAACATTGGGTTCTCCATGGGCCACGGCTCTCACTGGTATTCTGCATGGCTTGCTCCCGGTGTAAGTCACCTCCATGACTACGGTATCATGTCCACTGTCGGTTGGCGGCCTTTTCCAAGCAAATTTTGATCCCTCACAAACCGTGTATGTCATCCCTTTCATCTTAAGTTTTTCAAGGCCCACATCGCAGGTGACATGACCACTCTGGAGATGGTACTTGCTGCCCTCTATGTTAGCCACGGGCACTCCAGCCAGAGACTTCAACAGGATACCCGTCTGGTCCCCAAGGTTAAAAATGTCCATTTTCACAGCGTGCGGTTCACCAAATTCCACGAGCCGGTCAGCATGGTTCCATTCCTGGGCACCCCCGTGTCGCCATGGCAAGGAGAGGTCCTCAAACCAGTCTCGGTGTACCTGCCAAGCCTTGGGCAAGTGTTCCGCTGTCTTGTCCAGTTCCAATACCACAGTCTGGGCAGGATCCACTCCACTAGTCACCCGGCACGTGAGGGAGATGTCTCCATAATCTCCCAGTGTCAAGATGGTCTTCTCGGACTGCGTTGTGAAAGATGCTGTCTTCCGGTTGCTGTGCGACTCGTTGGCCGCTAGATAGTCACCCGTGTGAGGTTCCACCTTCACCACATATGTGATTTTGTTGACATCGTACACATATCCAGTTGCCTTCTTTTTGGCCTCACAGCTAAACTTGGCACAAGCCACAATGCTGCCCTTCCCGAACAGTCCACAATGGTTACCCCAGCCTCTGTCACTCTGGTCTCGTCTACAGACTGTGCTCGCCTGGTGCTCCTCTGGCAGTGTCGCTGGACCCATGGCTGGACAACGTGCGGCCACCTTGGAGTTTGCCAGCTTGGCATGAAGACAATACTCTCGTGTCTTGGCCGGGTTCTCCTGGTGTATGTCGTCGAGCCAAACATCCACTGATGGCTTGCCTTCAGCTGTGAGGGTGACACAGCCGCCTAATTCCAACACCAATGAAACTCTAGTCGTCCCTTGGGTCCCTGAGACAAAGTCCCGGTTCTGCAGGTGTGTGCATCGTGTGGCATATGTAGGAGCCAGGCAAAGGGCCACCGTTATGACAATGAACCTTGTCGGCAGGCTGTCCGTTACCATCCACACAACTGCACAAAAGGCCGCTGTCAGGAACTTGTTTTTCCAAACCCAGCCTTCCACACGTGTCAGATGTGTCTTGACTGAGTCCCCTTTAAGCCACTTGTGCCCTCTTCCGGTGAGATCACTATGAGCATGCACCGGAATCGACACTGACCTCCTGTTTCTACCGCCAGCTGGTTTCCCACACCTTCCGTATTCCAGTGACACTCGCTCAACGCCTTTGCAGAAGCAATCCACATCAACTGGTTCTTCTCCCGAGTCAATGGTGACACACTCGTACATGATTGAATCATCACACCAACTCCCCATGTCTGTGGCAAGAATGGTGCATGTTCCATTCATGACTTCCACTTGCGTGGCTGCGTCCTTTCCTTCTGCCCTGATCACCATGTTCCCTGTTCTCTCTCTGCGAACTGTCGCAGAGAACACCAGGGTCGCCAGGCAAGCTAGCAAGATTGGCGTGAGCAATCCGGTGGTTGACCTTCTCTTCCCTCTTCTTTTATTTAAAGAGTCCAATAGCAGTCCAACTGTCTTTCGGATTTTACGGAGCGCTGCAATGGCCTGCCGTACCGGAACAGTCGCCCAGAATCGCTTGAGGATCGGATTCCTGGCCGTTCCAGCGACCATATGCCACAGCACTCCCATCATGCGCATCAATACCAGTCCGTTTGGCAATCGGCCTGGTCCTTGACGCGTCTTTTTTGCGGTCTCTTTCGGCACTCGCCTAGGGGGACCGCCCCCCTTTCCTTTAAGGACGGCTCCTTTGGCCAT